TTAGGGCGAGGCTCGCTCGCGCTGGTTGAGTTGGCTGACCGCTTTCTCGACGCGCTGCGTGATCGCCAGTAACACCTTCACATCAGCGGTCAGGTCAGAGGTTTTCTGCCGGTCCACGGCGGCTTCCCGGCGCAACTCGACCTGCTCCTGCTTCACGGCCGCGATCTCTTTGTCGATCCGAATGATCGCGTCGGCGGAGCGATTGTCGGCCACCGCACTGTCGCGCCAGAACACCGCTGCGGTCCCGCCCACCGCGAGCGCCGCAGCGATGACCGCCGGAACGAAGCGCTCGACGAACTTGCCGTCGCTGTTGATGCGAGCATTCATCGGGCCGGTCTCCTGTAGCTCTCGCGGATCGTCTCATACCAGGCGGCAAACGCGGTGAGCTTGCGCGCGTCATCGACACGACCGGAACGCTCGCGGGCCGACACAGCCGCGCATGCCTCCCCGGCCTGCGGCTCGGCCACGACGGTCGGCGTCGTCATGCGCTTGTCGGCCGCCGGCAAATCCCGCCCCAGCGGAACGCTACCGGATGTTGCGCAGCCGGCGAGCATCGTCGCGAGACAGAGCGCAGCGAGCAGCGGCAGGCCGCTTGGCCAGATCGGCTTGCAGGTCATGGATCACCTTTGCATTGGTCTCGGATTGGTCGACGATCGCCTGGTAGCGCTGCGTCGCATCGGCTTCGGCCGCGCGGGCGTTGGCAAGGTCGGCCATGGTCGCGTCGAGCTTGGATTGGATGGTGGCCGCCTGGCACCGGCCGCGTTCGCGGGATGCACCCGAGATATCGCCGTAGCTGTAGAGCCCGAACGCCAAGACGAGCAGCCCGATCGAGCCCCACGGCTCCGGGATCAAGGCGAGGAGCTTCAGCATGACACCCACACGCCATCGGTCAGCCAGCCGTGCCAGTGCCCGACGTGATGCACGGACGGCGTCAGCGTCGGTTTGTCGAGCGAACCATTCCAGTTCCATGAAGGGCGGTCGGAAACCGGCTTGAAACCGTTTCCGACCAGGATGACACCCGTCGCGCCACAACCGCACGGACAGCAATACCAGAACGTCTGCGACCCGCTTTCGTGACGCTCACCGAAATAAAATGAGCCAGGAACCCGACCGATGCCGTCCAGGCGGAAGCGGTTTTTCTCGACGAGATGTGCCGCAACTGGAGGCGTCTTGACTTCGCCCATCACGACACCCGCGCCGGGGCGCCGGCCCGGTACTCGCGCACCTTGCTCCAGATCACCTCGCCCGCGCCGCTGAACACGAGGTAGGCGGCGATGGCGGCGAAGATCCACCAGTGATGCAGGCACCACTGCACCGCGTCGATCAGCCGGCCGCCGACATCCTTGACCGCGTCGACCTTATCGAGGCCGGTGCGCGCCTGATCGAGCAGGCCAGTCTGATCCGTCGCACCGCCGGCCGCACCGAAACCGAGCCACGCAGCGATCTTGCGCAGGCTGAAACCGCTCTGGACCGTTGGTGATCCCTTGGCGGCAAGGTCCGCAGGCGTGGCAGTCGCACGCTCGACGGCGACCGGGCGCGGCTCGGCGACGACGAGCGCAGCAAGCAATTCCTGGTCGATCACCGCCACGGTCGGCAACGCCGGCACCTGGTCGGCCCGAAAGCCGAGGATGGCCGCTCGCGTCTTGGTGCCCATAATGCCGTCGACCTCGCCGGCCTGATAGCCGAGATCATTTAGGCGGCCCTGCACGTAGCGGACGGTCTTGTCATCGGTCAGGCCGGCCGGCGCCGCGCCCTCCTTCCCATCCGGGTAGACCGCCTGATAGGCCTTGAGCGCCTGCCGGGCATAGTCGATGCGGCTGGGATAATGCTTGACGCCCGCACGCTCGAAACGCTCCTCGAATGCCTGCACCTTGGCCTCGATCCCATCGGCATCGGCGACCGCCTTGACCGCCGCACGCTCGCTGCCGCGCAACTCCACGATCAGATAGCCATAGTTGGCCTCGTAGCTCGCCACGTCGAGCTTGCGCGCCCTGCACCACGCCTCATAGGCACGGCGGCGCGGGCCGGTCCACTGATACCAGCCATAGCCACCGCGCGAGCCTTTGACCGTCGGCTTGATCTCCTGCATCTTGGTCATGCCCGCACTCTCATGGCCGGCATTGCCAACGGCCGCCGCTGCATCGAGGACACCCCAGGCGGGGATATCGCGTTGCAGGTCGCGCATGATGCGCGGCGCCAGGTCGGTAAACTTGCTCATGATGATTGCTCCGGGCACAAAAAAGCCGCCTCAAAGGGCGGCGGGTCATTGGGTGTGGCGTTGGCGGTCAGACGGGCCAATGCTCGTCATCGGCATAGTCGGCCGGGGTCGGATCGAGTGCTTTGAGCGCCCAACTTGCAGCGTAGATCGCGGATACGCGCGCCATGGCCTGGGCTGCGAGGCTGGAAACATCGGCGGCCGAGAGCGCGTGAGTAATGTTGTCACGATCGCGGAAGTCCGCGGCCGTCCCCGCCATCATCAGCCCCATGATGTTGATCTTGGACGTGTTGTCGATGTCGGCGACAAATGTCCTGCCATCGCCAAGGTCGATCGGTGCGCCGAGGCCAAAGCGGCGGTCGCGCTCGGCGTCGACCTGGGCCACTGTTGGCGTTGGTGGGGTATATTCGGCCACCGCTCCGAACTCTCCCGCCACGGCACGGGTGTAAATCTCCATCGACCACGGTGCGCTGATATCGTCGGGTGAGGCCGTATAATGCAAAGGTCCAGCCTCGCCCTCGACGGTCACGAGACAGTCGATTGCGCGCTGGTCGGCACGCGAGTATCGGCACGCGGTCACGCTGGTGTAGAGCATCACGATATCCTCACAAATAGCCCGTAAGCATCATTCGACAGCGCCCCACCGGCGATATTCTTCCAGGTGCCGGTCTGGGCCGCCCCAAAGCCCAAGAGCCCCCCCGCATCGATAAACAGCAAGGCGAGGCTGGAGCCTGCGACAGAGCCTCCCCCAGCGATCGATGACCCGGATTTGTTTTGGAGCGTTGCAGCCTGGCCCGGAGGCAGGACGCCGCTTGTGGGGATAGCGGCCACGGACAAAGCTCCCCGCGCCGCCGCCGCATCCGCCGCCGTGAGCAGCGCCTTGCCGACTGTGGTGGCGTCCGTGATGCCATCCGATGTTGCCGCAAACGTCCGCTGCGTCCACGCCCCGGCCGCCTTGGTCCAGACGGTGATTGGGTTGGTGCCGTCATTGACGAGGCAGGCCGTGCCGTCAACGCCGTCGCCCGCTGTCGGGTTGGACGTGCGGAAGATAACGATGTTCGCAGTCGCCAGAAACGCCCGGATCGCCTGAATATTCAGGCTGTCCTGCATCTCGCTCGGAAACGAGATGATCGTGTAGGCAGCGCCCGTGATCGCCGCGCCGCCGTTCTTGTTGACGAGCGTGATCTGCGTGGCGCTGTCGATCGAGCTGATGCCAAAGACCTGGCCTGTATCCGGCACCCAAAGAAAGCCGAATGGCTGCACGCGTGCATCGGTCCAGACCGTGCCGGTGCCGGTCGCGGTCGCAGAGCCGGCCGGAATCGATACCGTGCCGGCCGTGTAAGGCAGGTTGTTCATGCGATGATCCTGATATGAAGAAGCCGCCTCGGAGGGCGGCGGCTAGCAACTGATGGTGACTACGTTCAGCCGAAATGCGCCATGTAATCGTCAATCTCTTCCATCGACTGACAGGCCCTGATGACACGCTCGGCGCGGTCGAAGGCATCGCTCGATTGCTCGACCAGAGCGGCGCGTTGTGCCCGCGCTGCATCGGCGCGCGCAACAATCCGTGCGCACAATTCGTGGCAGGCAATGCCCTTAGCCACGGCCTCTGTGCCAATCACTGGATGCGCTTTCTCGCCGTCTAGGTGAGCCCGCGCCCAGCCCTCCTTGCGCTGGTAGTAAGCGCTTGCCTCCGGCGCGCCCGCCAGGCGCTCAACACGGCGGCGGGCAATGCGTTCGATGGCAGCGGCGCGGACGCCGTCCAAGGTGCGCGGCGGCGCTGGCGGTAGTGGCCATATGGCGAGCGCAACTTCTTCGGAGCCAATCTCCTCGCCGGCGCCATCACGCAAGATGCGATGAGGGCGCGGGCCGACCGCGCTCGCGACAATCCTGATATCACCATGCTCGACCGGATCGGCCAGACGGAAATAGTGCAACTCGTCGACGCGCTCGATCAAGTGCGCCTCGTACTCCGGCCCCCAATCTGTGACGCTGTGAAGGACTGTCAAGGTAACGGGATCGTAATGCACAATCATTGCTGGCAAATCCTGTAAGCGGCATCCATGGTCGGATCGGTTACGACGCCGTGGAACAGCCTAAAATAGGCGCCAAGCACGACATCGCTGGTCGATGTGCGGGTGTAGCTCTTGTCCGCTTTGGGGTGCACCGCGTAGACGACACCGCCGATGATGGGCAGCCAAAACACATGCGGTGGAGCGGAAAATGTCTTGCCGAAGCTGATCGTCGTTTCGAAGGACGAAAAGCCATTTCCGTTACCATCGTCGGCATGATCGACCATGGTCCATGAGGCCCAAGGGATGGTGCCGGCGAGGTATACGCCGGCATACCCATATGCCAGAGGGTCAAACGCCATGTTGGCATCCGCGCCAGTCAGCGCGTCATAACCTGGATCAGAAACTCGAAAACGCGGGCTGCTATCGAGAACAATTCTCCGGGTCATGCCGGCTCTCGATAAATGGTCCAGGACACCGGCCGGATCGATAGCGATAGCGGAGGGTTGAACCCGCCCGAAGATGACCAGTGCTTGACGTTGACGTAAATGTTGAGGCTGGCAGCGTCTGCCAGTGCACCGACCGTGTCGTAGTAATATGCCCCCGCATTTACAACGCCGAGGGTTCCAACCCCTCCGACAGCACGCGGATAAACCGATGCGAAGAAGAGCGGAGCGTATCCGAGTCCATGATTGAACGTGAACGTGTAGGTCGCGCCAATGGCGACGCCCGCGCTGGCGAAGTACGTGCGCGGCATCGCGCTGAGCGTCCCTTTGGCGAACGGCCTTGCCGCGCGATAACCCATCTGGAAAACAAAATCCGCCGGGTTGGACGACATTGCATCCTTCCCATTTTTGGCGACCCACAGACCATACTGGCCCGATCGATTGCCAAGGATCAGGCGCTTTGTCATTTGGCCCTCACGAGCAATACTTTGTATGAAATATTGTGGCCAGATGCGGCGGGGAAGGTAAACGATCCGTCTGCGATCGAGATAGAAAAACCCGCTGACAAATTTATGAAACTTGTCCCGTAGACGCGGGTACCGCCTCCGTTGATGTCGAGATAGCCGTTTGTCTTATAAAAGAGCACGAACGGCACGAACCCAAGGGTTGGGAATGTGATCGTCGTCGGCGACGAGCTGGAGGTGAAAGACCCGGACTGGAAAATGGGAACGGTTTCGGTCCAGTCTGACGAGAACAGAAGTCGCTCGTTATCGACCGGGTTCGTGGTGACATCGTAGCCGGGCTTAGAGATCAGGAGCCCATAGTTGCCCGACGGAAGGCGACCAAGGATGACACGCTTGGTCATACGACCCCATCATCGAAAATGATCGAAGGCGTGGCTCCAAAGCTGTCTGTCCGATACGGCTGACCGTTAGCCCCGACGCCAAGCGAGCGCAGCGCATCCGAAACCTGTGTCACCCCTCCGAGCGTGAGAGTGTCATCCGGGTTTGCCGTAAAAACCGCGTTTTTGGTGGAGCCAGCCCGGATGATGAAAGCATCGGCCACGAACAGCCACCGACTCGCGCTACCGATAATGTCGAGCTGCGCGGAGCCATCAACGAACGCCCCCCCGGGGCCGGTAATGCTGGCCTCAAGCCGCCACGACGCGGACACGCCACTCTCGGCCGAGATTGCTGTCCAGCGGATGGACCCATGCGCGGTGCCCGCGTCGGTCTTAGCCTCAACGCCGTCGACCTGCGTGGCCATGGCGCCGACCGTGTCGCCGAGCGTGGCGAGGGTCGTCCCCTGACTGGTAATCTTGGCAGACAGGCCGGTGACCGGCGTGTCCACAGTGGCCTCAAGCGTGGCCGTGCGCTCGGCCAAGCCACCTGAGCCCGTCACCGTGGCTGTAATGACCTCCGTAAACGCTGCCGTGACCCGTGTATCACCGGCATCGCGCTCGACGCGGACCTCTCGCAGATCGTTGGAGGTCACCGCCTGGTCGTTTGACGATTGCAGCGCCAGCAACCGTATTTGCGCCGCCATGGCCTCCATTTGAGAGCGGAGGGCCGTGACCTGAGCCGCCGCCTCGATCGCCTGATTGAGGACAGACTCTTCGATCAGATAGCCGCCGTTGACGCTCGGTGCCGGCGTCGTGAACACCGATGGCATGGTCCAGTCGCCCGGCGTGCCGTTGGGGCCGATGCCTCGCGCCCGGATCCAGCACGGGCCATTCTCGTTATAACCGATCGGCGCCGTGCCATTCGTCGCCGGCCCGGTGTAGATATTCGGCCAGGTCAGCCCCTCGTCATAGGATAGCTGCACCTCGGTCAGTGCCGCGTCGGCGGCAAGCCGTGCCGACCAGTGCAACGTCAGCCGCGTGTCATTCCGGTTGACCCAGGCCGAAATGCCCAGAACGACCGGATAATCCGGGTCGCGCGCGCTCGGCGGCACAAACACCGGCATATTGGCCCCGATATAGGCCCAGACGCGCGGGTCGTCATAAACCAGTGACACGCGAACCGTCTCGGCATTGGCCGGCACCGCCGACTTGACCAGATAATTTCGCTGCAGTTCCGCCAAGGTGCCGAATTGCGCGATCGTCCTGTTCTGACGCGGTTTAGCCATCACGTCCGCAAGCATCATGCCGGCATTGGTCTGGGCAGCGGCAAGATCGTCGGCGTCGAGCGTGACGATTTTCGGGAGCGCCCCGATCGTATAGCGCATCGGCCCGAACGCCCGCCCCTTGCGATCGCGCAACACGCAATAGGGATAGGCGGCGGCATCCGGAGTACCGTCGAGTGTCAAGGTCCGGTTGCTACGGGCATCGACCTGCGTCGCCTGGCGCGCCGAATAAAACCATGTGTCGACGGCGGCCAGGTCGCCCGGGCGATAAAGCGTGCCGTCTCGCCCGACGACCACGTCCCGCGTCTCCTGGCGAAACGCGGAAACCGCCGCATGATAGTCGGCAAAGCGCTGCCCGTGATAGGGATCGGTAATGCCGATCGGCTGCATGCGCTTCGGCGTCCGGCTTTGCGAGCCGATGGTGGAGCGGATCGGCACAGGGTCCTTCGGGTCGCCGCCGCGGTAGATCTCCATGACGACATCGCCGGCCGAACGGTCCGTGCCGAGATCGAAGGTGATGCTCGAGGAATCCCGCACGATATTGCGGCGCGTGATCGCGTGCTGGCGCATCACCTTCGGCTCGTCGCGCACGAAGGAATAAAGATTGCCGATCTTGATCACGTCAGCGCGGATCGGCGCCAGAGCCGTCCCGAGCGCCTCCCAGACGCTCACCGGACCGTTGATCGTCGCGTTGAACTCATTGTCCTGGGTAAGGGACAAGGCCAGGAACCGCGGCAGATCGACTTCGGCATCGGGCACCGAACTGCCGTATGACGAGCGCAGGATGTCGACCGCCGCCCATTTGGCGAGGCTCGTTTCCTGCTCGCTCCACGCCGAACCATCCCAGACGTCGAGAACGCGAGCCACTTCCATCTCGGCATTGGAAAACGAGGTGATGCTGAGGCTCTTGCTCGAGCGCACGCGCATGACCACTTCGGTGCGGCCTTCGCGGGCAACGGTATCGTTGAACAGCCCGCGCAGCCCGTCCCAGTAAACGTCGTTCGACACGTTTTCCTGATGGTTGTCGACCGAATAGGCCTGCACCTCATAGCGGGCGAGCGGAACCGATTTGATCTCGGTCCGCCTGATCGGGTCCTGGCTCTTCCAGGCGCCGTAAACACGATGCAGCTCCGACCACAACCCATCGCCCACCGGCTCGCCGAGATCGTCAATCTCGCGATATTCCCAGTACACGTTGACCGTTGCGGCATTGAGGTTGCCGGATTTCGTCGCGCGCGTGAACACGCCGTTCGGCCACGACATGTCGATCTGGATCCGCTCGACCTTGTCTCCAGGCTGGCAGACCGGAAACGGTCCCGAGCGCGCCGGATTGTCGATGACGCGGGCAACCTGGATGCCGGCGACGGAAGGCGAGGAATAGACATTGCCTGGAAGAATCGTCGAGGCGGTGCCGTAAAGCACCTCGACCTTTGCCCCTTTTTCATCGTCGAGGTTGAAATCGAACGGCGGCTTGATGCCATCGGCGGCGGTCCAGAATACCGAATCCCCGACGCGGATCGTCTTGAGGTTATACTTGCCAAGCCCGACCGAGAGCCGCTTGACCAGCACGACGTCATCGCCGTCGTAGAAATAATAGTCGACCTGTGTCAGGTCGGGCTTGACCCAGGTGCGCCCGTAGGTGACCGGGATCCGCTCCCATAGCCGCGCGACATTGCCGCCTCCGGATACGCCATAGAGCTGTTTCGGCGTGTTGGCCTTGCTCTGCATCATGCTCTGCGCGAGCACCGAGGCGCCCAGCAGCAGGCCGGCCGAAACACCGGCCCAGATGGCATTGCCTGCCTTGAGGCCGATATCGAATGTGGTTGCGATCCACTGCCCGGCCGCCCAGAACTGCCCAAGCGCCAGTAACGCGATCGAGGCCACGGCAAGCGCGATCGACAGCCCCTTGCCGGCACCGCCGCGCCCGCCGCCTCCGCCGGCGATCACCGGCAGAATCAGGATCATGTCTTCCGGCCCGACCAGCACATCCTTCCAGCGCCGGCGCCTGACCAGGTGGCGCTCCATATCGAGCGCTTTGCCGTTCGGCACCTTGAAGGCAATGACGCGCCGGCCGGCTTGATTATGGCGCGCCATCACGGTCGACAGCCGGCGGCGCCGGCGGTCGAGCAGGATCGGCGCTCCGACAGGCTTGCCGAGCGGGGTGAGATGGAGGACTTGCGCCATGATGACCTACGCCGGGACGAAATACCGGATGCGACCCCAGGACAGGCCGACAATGATGAGCGGATCGAAGCGCACGCCCTGCGCCTCGTCACAATGCAACAGCCCGGGCTCAGGCAGATCGCGATCGAGATAGGTGCCGCAATGGATGTCGGCCGACTTGCGGGCGATCAGCGCGATGGCGCCATCGAGCGGCGCCGTCACCTCGCGCCAGTTGCGGCGCTCGTCATGGCTCGCGAAGATTTCCGCCATGGCGTGCAGGCCGCTGGTCGCGACACCAACCGGCATTTCCGGCAGAACGCGACCGAACAGGGCCGCCTGCGTTTCGCGCACCAGCGCCCAGCAATGGTGCTTCGGAGACCACTGCTGACCGATCCGGCAATTGATGAAGGCGATGCGGTCCGTCATCACATGCCGACCAGGCCGGGATATTCCTCCGGCGTATAAATCGCCTTCGGGAAATTCTCCTCACGCACGTCCGGATAGGTCAGCGTGCCCTCGGCCATGGTCGCCGTCAGTGTGACGCTGCGGATGATCAGGCCGCGCACCTCTTCGTCGATCGTGGTGATCGGGCCGGACTGCTCCGGCGTAATGTGAAACCGCCGGATGGTGATGCGCAACGACGAATTCGAGCCGGTCGCCTGTTGCAGATGCTCGTTGAGCTCGCCCGACACATTGTCGATGCGCAGCTTGCCATCGGTCGGACCGTCCTCGTCGAAGCCGGGCGGGACATACTCGAAGGCGACCGCCTTGTGCAGCTTCGGGTCGCCACCATCCGCGACCGGAAGCATCTGATCGTCATCGTCGCCGGTGACGACGAGGATCGGATCCGCGAACGTGTCATGATCGATCTCGACGACGATCAGATCAACGGCACCCTCATCGCCCGAGGCCAGGGCCTCCTCGAGCTCGTCACTCAGATCCGACATGGCGGCCTCACAGGTTCTTGACGATAAAGCGCGCCGAGGCGATCCAGCGCCGACCGTCCGCCTGCACCGTCATGCCGTCCGGGATCATGGTTTCCCGATCGACATAACCTTCGCCGGTCCGGTAGATCGGCATGGTGAAGCGGGCCGCCGGGTTCGGCAGCGTGCTGTCGCGCCAGGCGATCAGGGAAGCCGCCTCGGCCGCGCTCATCGGGATCACCATGGCGAGCGGCGTCCATCGCGTCAGACTAACCGGCCGGGACGCGCGATTGCCGCCCTCGAAAGTCGTCACCTTGGGTGCCGGCTCATCGGGCGCACGCGCAAAGCCCGCCGCACGCGGCCGGTATGGCACATCACTCGGCCAGACAGGGAGATCAGCCAATTTTCGGAGCCGCCCGCTTGAACATGCGGCCGAGAGCCCCCTGTTCACGGCCAATGCGCTGCGCGAAAGCGTCCTCCTGCGTCTTGGTGATCACGCTGATGTCGATCGACCCATCACGGTTGGTCCGGGCGCTCACATGCGCGTCAGGAACCTCGTTATTGATGTTGACGATCGGCTGCACCACCTGCGTCGCGGCGGCTGGCCCCGAAAGCGTCACGGGCACTCCGCCACCCTTGAGCGGGATGACGGCCTCCGGCCAACCGCCCTCGCCGGCCAGCGACGGGCGCGTCGCGATACCGCCATCGGCATAATGCGGCAGGATATTCAGCGGCTGACCCGCCGCGCCACCACTGAACCAGCTGGCGATCGTACTGAAGATCCCACCACCGCCGGTACCCGAAAAGGCGTTGGTGAGCAGGAGCTGCAGCTGCTTTGTCGCGAGCTGCTGCACAATGCGCGTCAGCACATCGCCGACCTTGCCACCCTGGAACACGACCGAGGCGAAGGCCTGTGAGCCGATCTGGCCGAATTGCTGGGCCTCGCGGTTGGTTTCGGCCTGCGCATCCTTCAATTCCTGCAGGGCCGCCTTCTGGGCATAGATGTCCTGGATCAGATCCTGGATGGCATCACCCTGCGCGCTGTTGGCATCGACGCCGGCACGCTGCTGCGCTTCGTAGACCGCCTTCGCCTCCTCGGACATGCCGAGGACGGAATTCAGCTTCTCCAGCGTCTCCATTTCGCGCTGGAAGGCGTCAGTCTCGGCCTTGGTCGCCGCCGCGCGACCGCCGCCACGGCCGCCAGCATCCTCGCCCTTATCGGGCGCGGGCGGGCCATATGGCTCGTTCTTCAATGTCGGGCCGCGCAGAAACGCATCGGCGCGGCGGCTGAAGTCATCGTTGCCGACCGGTGGCATTGGGCCTCTTAGTATGGCAAGGCGCTTCTGCGCGGCTTCGAGCGCCTTTTGCGCATCTGCCGGGTCGGTCCGTTGATCTCCGGGTCTGAGCGGGTTCCAGATAACCGGGATATCACGACGCCTTGCCCGATTGAGGTCGGCCTGTCGATCGTGCACATCCTGTTCGGCCGCCTTGAGCTGGGTCAGGTTATCCACAGCGCCAAGCGCACGCCTGATTTGTGCATAAGTTCCGTCAGCTTGGCTGCCGAGTTCCCGCAGCACCCCCATCGCTGCCTGCGCACCTTTCGCGAGATCGTTGGCCAGAACCGATCCTGCCTGCGCAGCCGCTGTGCCAAGGTTTGTCAGCGAGGTCCCGGACTTATCGACAATGCCGCGCATGATATCGGCCTGCTCGCCGAATGCCTGGGCGGCGATGCGGGCCCTGTCCGTCTCCGACTCCGCCGCCTGATACGCGCGGATCAGATCCTGCATAACGCTGACATTCGAGCGCACCTGCCCGTCCTGCGTCCGCAGCACGGCGCCGGCGGCCTCAAGCGCCTCGCGCACGCCACCGCCGCGCTGGCGGGCTTCATCCAGACGCGCGGCAAAATCGGCGAAAAGCTTGTCGGTTCCGCTCGCATCAAGCCCGAGCCGGCCAAGCACGACGCGCAGGCCCTCCATCTCCTGCGCTGTTACTTTAGCTTTCTGGGCGGCATCGCCGAGCGCCGCATATTGGCTCGTCTGCTGATACGCGAACCCGGCAATCACAGTCCCCATGCCCACTGGCCCGCCGGCCAGCCGCGCCATGGATGCGTTGGCAATGATGTTGTCGAGCGTGCTTTGCTGGCCGCTCGCAAAATTCATCTGCAAGCCGGCGACACCGGAAATCATCCTGTCCCGGAGATTCTGGAATGTCTGATAGGCCGACTGCGCCCGCCCAATCAGCGCGGTAATGCGGCTGGTCGCAAGCTCGACGGTTTGCGTGATCGCGGTCGCCGTGCCACGCGCCGTCACCTGGCTCTTCGCATTGAGCGAATCCATGTTGCGGCCGATCTGCTGCGTGGCGCGGTCGCTCGCCGTGGCGGCATCCGCAACCGATCGGCCGAGCTGCTGCAGCGAAGCGTTTGCCGCGGTGACCGCCTTGACGGTCTCGCTCATCGCCGTCTCGCCGCCTTTGCCGATGGCGGCGAGCTTGGCGAGAACTTCGGCATCGCCCTCGATGCCAAGCCGGATCGAAGCGCTTTGCTGCGCCATATCAATCTTCCTTCCGCAGGATTTCGAGGAGACCAGCTTCCGCCGGCTGGATCAGACGCCGCACCAGATCGTGATCCAGTCCGGTCGGTGCCGCCATCAGCAGCGCACCATGGTCGACGCCGGCGAGCCGGGCTTCGATCCCGACCCGAATTTGACAGGCGACGCGCAGCACCTGGCGCGCCACGAGCTCACCCTCCGACGTCGCTAATTGATGCTCGATTTCGGGACAGCGCCCGCCGTCGGACCCGCGCCCGCCGCTGGCGCACGGGAGCCCCTCCTGCGCGCAGCTTTCGCAGTACCCGAGCCCGCCGGCTGCGCGCCATTTGACGAGCTCGTAGATCCGTTTCCCTCATCTTGCTCCGCGTGGATGCGCTCGAAGAGCACGCCACGAATCCGAGACGCGATGCCGATATCGAGGAGCATCCTCGCCAGCACCGCCCGTGTCGGCCGATCAGGCCGGCTGCCATCGACATCCTCGACGCCTGCGATCGACTCGATGCAGATCATGCCGAGCTCGACGGTAGTCAGGAGATGCTGGAGCCCGTTGACGGCCATGCCGGCGATACCGGTCGGCACTGCGAAACCGTAGATCTCCCCGAAACTCGCCCCGTCCTGCAACACGCCGACAATGCGCCGGCTTTCGATCTCGGCCGACGCCAGATCAGGGTAAAGCGCCGGCCGCATCGTGACACTGGCCGAGGAGCCGAGCGGCACCTCCCGCATACTAGGGACCATTCCGACCTTAAGCATAGCTCGTCACCCCGTTCGCCAGGGTAGCGACAAGCATCGCATCCTCCCCGGCCTGATGCGCCTTGAAGGCAAGCGTCTGCTCGATGCCCCCCGGCCCCTTCAGCTCGGGCCCGGCAGCATCGAACCGCACATTCGCCATGCTCAAAAGCAGTGACCGCGTGGCCGAAAGCGTGAACTCGAGCTCAACCGGGACCGACGTGAAGTTGCGGCCGAAGGTCTCGATGGTGCTGCTCTGGTAACGCAGGCGCAAGGAGCCATCGAGCGTTGCCTGATCGAGCAGGACAGCGCCGCCGGGCGCGTCGAGATCGTCGATGTAGCGTTCCATGGAAACGCCGGTCGAGTAAGTCAGGTCGCTCTCGAGGATATTGCCGGCGATCACGTTGTTGACGCGGATGATCCCCTTGGTTCCCGGGATCTGCTCAAGTGTCGGCGGCACCGGTTGTGAGCCGGGCGTGACAGCGGCCGCGAGCGTTTCGGATTTGCCGACGATCGACACGGTGGCACGATGATAGCCGGCTTTCTTCTGGGTGTTGATGCGCAAGGATTTCGCCGCGCACCCCGCATGCTTGCGGACATCGCCCGATTTCTTTGTGACCTCCATCGCCCAGGTCGGCAGAGCCAGGCCGCCAGAGGTAAAGACGTGCGAAAAGTCCGTCGTTCCTGTCGTGGTCGGCGCACCCATGACCAGAGCCAGCCAATAGCCGATCTGCGCATAATCGAGCGGTACCTCGATATCGCCGCCGTGATCGGACAGACCTGGCGCCGGCGCGGTGCGATCGCGGCTGTTGGCCAGGCCGGACCCGAGCAGGGGATCGTCTTCCTGCGGCGTCTTCTGGGTGAGCGACTCGGTGTAGAAATTGAGCCCGAAGAACGTACTGGGCGCCACGCCGAACGTCGCTTCCTTGCCCGCGATCATGCTGGACAGGCGCCCCTGCGGCAAAACGGTTGTCGGCATCACACCCTCCTGAATGTGCCGGCGATCGCGAGATCGGCCGGCCCGGCTTTCCGGCCCACGCCGGATTTGATGAGATCTCTGGCGGCATCGCCGTCGACGATTTCGCCTCGGCGATAGCCGCCCGGTGCATCGTCACGGATGACAACGGCGGCGGTACGCATGGACGCAGGATCGGGCGCGGCCGGCGCAGTGCCGGCCGTTTCGGGCTTGTCAGCCATGGGTTTTCCTTCCGGTTAGAACGGCGTCGGCGCCGTGAAAGTCATCTCGACGCCGACAACCGCCAGCTTCGCCGTGCGAGCCCCGGCGATCTCGGTCGAGCGCTCCGGCGGCGCGGCAATGCGCGCGCTGGAAACGGTTCCGCCCAGCGTCTGATCGCCCGCCAGCGCCGCGGCAATGGCAGCAAGCCCGTCATCGAATCGGGTCTCGCGATCATCCTCATCATTGCCGGCAACGACCCAGCCGATGCGCGCGGTATGCTGGATCTCGAACACGTCATCCTGGTTGCCAAGGGTCTCATTGACGATGATGGCGTCGCCATCCTCGAGCAACAGACCAGTCGACAGACCGGCCGCAGCGCCAACATCCTCCAGCAGCTCATCGAGCGCGACGTTGCGGCGGATCGCGCCAAGCACGCTCTGTGATGTCAGCGCAGCCTTCAGCGCGCGCAACGCAGTTTCGGTTCTCGTCATGCGTTACTCCCGATGACGGCCCGCACCCGGGCGGCATAACGCACCTCGGCCGCCCGCCCGATCGCCGCGATGTCGAGACGCTTTTTCAGGCTGACCTGCCGGACAAGGATAAAGAACGCCACCGACTCGCCGGCCTCGCCGGCCTGCGGCCGCGCATAGCGTTTCAACCGGTGACCACGACGGCCGCTGCGCTTGCTGGTGCGCTCAACCTGCGCATAGGCAACCACACTGCCGCGACGCCCCTTCGCGAAGCGGAACTTGCCGACCATCTCCAGCATGCGTTGCGGCGAAAACGGCTTGTTACCCTGGCCAAGCGGAACATTCTCGGTCGGGATCCACAGCCAGCGCTTGCCATCGGTCGGGACGATCGTCGCGCCGTCGTCAAACGCATTGATGATCGCCGGCGCGACCGAATACACGAACACTGCGGGATGCAACGTGGCCCGGCCCGCATCGGCGGGATAGGTCGCGCCGCGCCAGGTCAGCGACAGGCGGCGGCCGAGGCCGGCCTTCACGACCTGGTCGCGCAGATCCTGTTTCGTCGCCTGTGTCTCGGTCTCGGCAGCGCGGCGCAGGCCGGCAGCAATACGGCGGCGCTCGCTCTCGACATAATCGCGCGGATGCCAGTCAGGCCGCACGACGATGCGCAGATCCGTCATTGCAGCTCCTCGCAAAGGCATGTCCAGACGAGGCGGTCCGGATCGTCGCGGCGCGGCGCTGAGACAATGCGGTAGCGCACCGCCCCCGCGACGAAGACCCCGCCGCGTGCCGGCAACGCGACCTCGCTGGCCCGCACCTCGATGCGCATCTGGCCGGCGATGACCGTCAGGCCGCCGAGCTGTGCGGTATCATCCGCTCCATTGCGCAGGATGACACAAGAGAGACCGTCGTCATCCGCGCCGGAAGGCAGATAGGAGGCGACGCACCCGAACGCATCATAGATGGGTCCGAGCGCGTCGTTGGGGTCGAACATCAGGCCTGCGACAACCGCACATCGACCGTGCCATCGCCGGAAGCCTGCGCCGACCAGGCCTTGCCGATCAACGTGTTGCTCGTCGACGTCGTCGTCACATTCTCGGCCGTGGCATCCCAATAGACGAGTGCACCGAGCGTAATGGCTCCGGTCGCTTTCGGCAGCGTGTAGACGCCCTCGCAGTCGAGCACGAGATCTTCGCCGATCGCCGCGTCGTGGCTGGCGACGCCGAAGGCCGTACCCTGCAGCACGAAATCACCCGACGCCACCGCGGCGGCAACGGCCGGCACGACAAGCGTGCGGCCAGGAGAAACATAGTTCTTCATGGTCTGTCCTTTCGGATCATGGATCAACTGAAAGCCCGCGCGGTCCATGCCGCGCGGGGGCGGTATTGAGGTCGGCTTAGGCGCCGGCGTTCTTCGCCATGTTGCGGTAGTCGATCGCCTTGGCCGCGAAATCGAGGCGACCCTTGATCTCGATGCCGTCGACCTCGAAGCCCATGCGCTGCTCGGTGTAGAGCCCTTCCTGACCATCGAGATAGGCATACTCGAAGGTGTCGAACTGGCTCGGATCGCCGACGACAAACCACGGCTCATTGCCGGTTTTCGGCTTCAACCGCGCCTCGACGATCAGCTGCATCGCATTGACGTAAGGGTTGAAGGCCGAGGAGGCATTCGGCTGGATGGCGCCGAGCAGCTTCTGGCCGGCGACCTTGCGCTTGGGCGTGACGACGAGATACGCCGGACGCAGGTTCAGCGGCGTCTTGCCGGACGCATCCTTCTGCTCGCCCATCTTCTGCTCGAGTTCGGCCACCGTCGTCTCGGTCACATCGCCGGCGGTCCCGAGGTTATTATGGTCGGAATGGAACAACGCCTTGGTGTCCGCCATCACCGGGTTGTTGATGAAGATGCCCCAGGCGACATCGTTTTCGAGCTCGGCCGCCGCGCGGCCCAGCATCGAGGGCAGGCGATCGAAGGCCGAGAGATCGTCGTTGATCAGCGCCTGGCGCGTGATCGCCACAATACGGCCGTAGGTGGCGAGCGCGTATTTTTCCTGCGCGTCGCCCATGCCGGCATAGGTGTATTCCTGCCCCTCCTTCACCAGCTTGAGTCCCGGCAGGCCGGCGAGCTGCACGACCGCCTTTTCCTTGAAATCCGGATTCGAGGTTTGGCGGCCGAGCGGGCGCCAGGTCTGGGTCACGGCGCCATAGGCGTCCCGCAGCCGCCTGCTGGCGACATTGGCGAGCAAATAGGGGAAATCGCTCGTCGACATCGCCGCGCGCTGCTGCAGGCCGAAATCGGGCAGGCCGAGCGCCAGCGTCGCCATTTCCATGCGCGAGAAGCCACGAAGGCGCACGCCCTGTGCCCGCTCCGCGTAATCGCGGAACATGTCAATCAGGGACAGGCCACGGAACTGCCGCGCCTGCTCGATCTGGGCCCGGGCCTCGGCCGTGTCGCCACGGATCGAGGACGGCGCCGCGCGCAGGATGATCGCCGTCTCGATGCCGCGGCGCAGGGTGTCGCCCTCATCGCGCATGATTTCGATGCGCGACGGGCCGCCGATCGTACGGCTGGCCTCCTGCGCCTCGCCGGCGCGCCGCAGCATCTCGGCGCGAATGGCGTCGCCCGAGAGGTTGCGGCCGATCATTTCGTCCACAGCCTCGCGAATGGGCGGGCCGAAGGGGTTGGCCATGCGCTGCAGGTTGAGCACCTCGGTCGCCGTCAGTGCGACAACGCGGGTATCTTCCGTGACCGCAACGGCGGCGTTGGCTGCCGGCACCGCCGGCTCGACACGCTGGGCAGCAGGTGCCGGCTGCGTGGCGGGCTCCGCGCGCTGCGCGGGCGGGTTGATGGCCGCCGCGGAAGCGGCAGGAATCGTGCCGGCGGGCTCGGCCGCCGGAGCGAGGGAACGCGTCATATCCTCAGTCTCCATGGTTTGGGCGGATTGCCCGGTATTGACCGCCGAGCGGATGCCCGCGGCCGGGTCTGCCGGCACCGAACAGAGGGTGACCTCGTAGAGGGTCCACTGATCGGCGCGCCAGGTTTCGACGTCGTCTTCGACGGAAGTGTTGGTCCATTTGGTGACGCCGTAACCGATCGAAATGCCGGTCAGGTCACCGCTCGCCACCATGCCCTCGGCGGCTCGTCCGGCCTCGCTATCGGCAAAGACCAGCCTGCCGACGAGCTGGCCGTTTTCGATCCGGGCATCTTCGACGCGACCGAGAATGGCGCCGATCGACCACTGATTGTGGCTATCGAGCAGCTTGCATTGCCCGGCCGCGACCCGAGATAGATCGATCGCCTCGGGCTCCATGCTGAGGGTCTCGACATAGCCATAGCGCCTGACGGGAGCGCCGACGGCAAACACGGCTTCGACGGACCGCGCTGCGGCGTCATAAGTCGCCGGCGTCGAGCGGCCGGAAAGGACACGGGAGGACGTTCCGCCCGGCTGGAAGCCGGCCGGTGCCGCGGATGCGGATCGGATCATGATGCTACCCCTGCGATTTACCGGAAAAGTTGTCGGCGATATCGCCGGCTGCCTGCCCCTCGGTCTGGGCCACGCCCTGCCGGTTGACCCGGCGCGGATCGGTATCGAGCACGATGCCCTTGGCGGAGAGCGCGCCCATAAAGCTCTCGATCTCGTCGAGCTGCGTCGTCCAATCCCAGCCACGCTCGGCCAGTGCTTCCGGCATCGTCTGCAGGCCGGCGCGAATCTCCAGGATCTTCGCCTGGATATCCTTCAGCGGATCGGTCCAGGGCCGCACCGGCGGCGACCATTCGGCGCCGACCTCGAGGAAACGGGCCTCTCCCGTGATCACGGCCTCGCGGTGCATGACGCGCTGCCAGGCCTTCCGGTTGAAGCGTGGCCGGAACACCAGCCATTGCACGACGTCGATCACGACATCGCCGGCGAGCTTGGCTGCGCGGGTCGAGGAATAATTCGCCTGGCTGACGTCGCCAGTGATCTCGTGATAGGCGAGACCGGTCGAGGCGCAGAAGGCGTAGAGCTGTTGGCGACGGAAATCGACCAAGTCGCCGGACGATGCCGGGATGAACGACGTCGCCGTCTCGCCCGGGCCCATGCGCAACACCATGCCCGGGTGCAGGCTTTCATTCGTGCGACCGGATTTCGGGTCTTTCTTCTGTTCGCCGATGACCGGCAGCGAGCCGCCGGCGGCATCCGGCGACGAAAAGATCACCCCGATGCACGCTTCGAGCCGCTTGCGCATGATCGTCGACTGCTCGACATCGTCGATGCCACGCATGCGCAGCATGCTCGAGGCCAGCCAGGATACGCCGCGCACCTGCCCAGCCCGATCGGTCTGGAAAAGATGGTCGACACTCGCCCCCGGCACGAAACGCGAATCGCGCCGCACGTTGATGATGCCATCCTCGCCCGGATGGACCGGGAACAGGTGATAGCCGAGACGCCGGCCCCAGTCGTCGACCTCGACACCGGAGATGACGCGCGCACCCTGATGATGCGGCTCGATTCGATACGGATCGGCATGATCCGCCTCGAGCAGCCGCAGCTGCGAATTCGGCACGCCATACTCGTCCGGCAGCCACAGGCCGAACACGTCGCCATCGCGAAACATGCTGGCCGCGGCAAGGTGCTGCAGACCGTAGAAGTCGGATTGTCCTTCCGGGTCGCAGTTGTCGCAGAAGCGATTCCACGCATCCATGGCCTTGATGCGCAGCCTTGCCGACTTGTGCTGCGCGCGCGGCGTGATGCCGGTGCCGACGACTTTGCCCGCGAAGTGCTGGATTGCCGAGCGCACCAGCGGATTGTTGCGCTGCATATCCCGCGCCCGGTTGCGCAGGACGGACAGGGCCGGAGCGTTCTCGGCGTTGCTCGACGCTCCAGTCGCCCGCCACCCCTTGGTGGCCCGTCCGAAACCCGCCCCTTCATAGAGGCGCGCAGTATAATCGAGTACCAGTCGGGCTCGCACGCGATCGAGACCGGCACGCGGCGAGATCCAGCCAATAGCGCGATCGAGGAGGGTCAGGCGGGCGTCCATCAATCCCTCTCGAATTCGGCGTAGGTCGTGCGCCTGGCGCTCGATGGCGCCGCGCCCCCGGGCTCACCGCCTTGCTGGCGACGCTGGAAATAGGTGAGCGCGCTGATGATGTCGGCCTTCGACGCGTAGGTGACGCGACGGCCGGCATATTCGACGGTCAGCTGCGACGACATCAACGCGCGCTCGAGGGCGTCGATCGCCAGAACGATCTCCTGTTGTGTCATAGCCAGTCCTCGCTCGGCGGAATCCACGCATCATCACCGGCGGGCGTCTGCGGCAGTGCCGCCGCCGGCGTCACCTCCGGCGCGCGCTCGTCGACGATCGACAGGAGCGGCGCCAGGTGATCCGGCGTTAGGCCGAGCTCGATCGCCCGCGCGCGCCAGAATTCAGGAGACCGGTTTTCGATGTCGAACAGCGGACCGCCGAAGGCCAGAGCCATGTTGAGCACGCGGCAATCGAGATAATGGTTATCGTCCTCGCGCTGCTTCCAGATGCGGTGCCCTTTCTTGTCGAGGGCAACATATTCCGAGCAGAGCTGTCGGAAATAGCCTTCCGGCAGGAAGCTGCCGAAATGGCAAAAACCGGGCTGACACCGCGAAACACCGTCGATAATCTCGACCTCACGCCGCAAATAGGCATAAAAGCGCGATTTTAAGTTGTAGCTGCCGACTTTCCACTGCAGGGCACCGCGCTTGATGCGCTTTCCGCGCCAATCGAAATCGACCTGCTGCGGATTGCCGAGCGGCACGCGGCCCCAGCCATCCTCGGTGCGCAGCGCGAATGAGCCGTGATGGCGGCGGACCCAGTCATAGACGACCGGCGCGTTGTAGCGGCAGTCGATGCCCATCGCGTCGATGCGCCTAGCGTTGCCGGCCTCATCCTGCAACGGCTGCTCGAAGATTTCGGTCAGGCGCTTCCAGCACGGATCATCGGGATCCGACGTATCGCCAGGCTTCTCGACCGTGCCAGCGCGAATATAGCTTGCCAACAGCGTGTATGAGCGGCGGTCCGGCGTCCAGGCAAGGATCTCGAGATAGAGGCCGAGTTTCTGGACGTCGACACCGGCCGTGACGATCAGGCCGTCTGCCGGGATGATCCGCTCGGCGAGCTGCTCGCGTCGCTTGAACAGTGCCTGCCAATCCGGCGTCTCGCCCTGATCCTCTTCGTAGGCGAGGCCGAGATCGTGATTGTAGAAGCTCTTCAGCTTTTGCGGATCATCGCCAGCGGCAATGAATTTCTCGGCGATATGATCCCATGTCGTCAGCAGCGACATCATCGCGTCGAGATGCCAGGACGGATAACGGCCCGGCGCCGGAGCCTCCGGCTCGAATGCGCCGGCGCGCACCATGTCGGCCTTTTGCCAGTGCTCGATCACGACGCCACAACACTGCGGCACATAATGCGCCTCGACCGGATGCTGCCGGTTGAAGCGGAGCCCGGTACCGGTCTGATCGGCGTAGCCGCCGAACACGAACTTGATCCGCTCGCCACAATGCGGGCATGGCATCTTCCAGTAGCGCTGGTCGCCAGCCTCAAATTCGGCGTCGACGAGCGATTCGCCCTTGATCGTCGGCGTCCCGCCGATCAGCTTCCGGTAGTCGCGCGTGGCGTGGAAGCTGATTTGCCGGGCGTCGATCATCGACATCGGCGAGCCCTGGCCGTCGAGATCGCGCGGATACTGATCGACCTCGTCGCAGAGAGCGATCTTGACCGTGTGCATCTGGAGCTCGGCCGCCGAATTCGCGCCGATGATCGCCACGGAGCCGCCCGGGAAGGCCTTGTAAAGGGCCGACGAGCCCAGCGTTCCCTTTTTCGAGAGCGGGTAGATCCGGCGCTTCAGCGCTGGCGACGCTTCGATTGCCGGAGCAAGTTTGTCCCGGTTGAACTTCATCGCCATGCCCGTCGTCGGCTGGGTCAACAGCGCGCGGCACGGCGATTCGAGCGCAATCCAGCTGACGCAGGCTTTCAGACCCTCTGAAAAGCCGGTCTGTGCCGACTTTCTCACCACGCCTTTCGTGTGGGCCCCGCACATCGCCTCGTCGATGATCGCCGGGACATACGGCGTTAGCGACGGATCCCACAATTGACCCGCGCGCGGCCCTTCGGCCTGGATCAGCACCTCGGCCGCGAGCGCGGACGGCGTGCGCTCGGTCGGCGGCGCGATCGCAGCAGCAATCGCGCCCGCGATAATGGCGAGGGCGTTGGGCAGGCGCTTCAAATGGGGTTTCCTAGTCCTGTTCGGGGTCCGAATCGGGCTCGGCGATACCGCTCATGGCTTCCGCCATGGCCCGAAGGGTGGAATTTACGTTCTCGACGAGAACGGCATGCAGGGCCTCTTCGCCACCGCTCTTTCCGGCCGCGTAGAGGTCTGTCGACTTGGCCCGGAGGCCGGCGACGATGTTCCGGAGGCGCTCGCCGACACGACCTGCGGCTTGGGCGACCTCATGGACGGATACGAGCTCGCCGCGGCGGCGGTCGAGCTCCATTTCCGCGATCGAGGCTTTCGCGTTCTTTTCGCGCGCAGCAGCATCGTCGAAGGCTCCGCGCAGCCTCGCCGGAGCCTCGGCAACCGCTTCCGCCGGCTTTTCGGGCTCCGAAGCCACCGGATCGGCTTCAAATTCTGGCTTCGCGTGGTGCCGGTTGCGCAAATCCTGCGCCGGATCGTGCTGCAGGGCGACCAGACGGTCGAAAGTCGGCTTATGGACGCGCAGTCCACGCCCGCTGCCGTGGATCGACAGGCCATTCGCCCCGACCAGCGCTTTCACGCGCTTCGAAATCGCCTGCCGGGACACCATCCGTTCGGCGGCAATGGCCGAGATCGAGACCCAATCGCCATGGTCAACCGGTCCCGTCAACGCCATGGCCGAACTGTCAACCAGCAAGGCAAAGCTCCGATTTTGGTCAACCCTGTGCCGAATTTCGTTGACACCCCCTCCCCCAGACCCCCGCCCCTCCCGTATAGCCAGGGTGCCAGGAAGGACCCGCGAGCCGACCCCAAGCAAAAGCCCCGGTCGCCTTGTGGGGCGCCGGGGCTGATTTCTATCCGTGGCGAGTCATGCACCAAATCACTGCCGCAAGTCAACCCATCTCAAGCACTTACGATTTTCGGCACTTTCGCTTCCGGTGTCTTACCCGACTCGCTACCTTCCCACGGCCGTGCGGGGCGGGTGCAGTGCTCGAGCTCATACGCCTCCAGTTGGCCTCTAAGTTCCTCGACCAGCACGGCTAGCGCGGCGTGCCAGATCTCATATTCAGCGCGGCCTAACACAGCATCGGCTGGATCAGGCACGAGGCGCGTCTTGCGATAAGCGCCTGGAAACGGTCGTTTGGCGCGTTGATCGTATCCATCGACCTCAGCTTCGATCATGTCCCCTGTCCGCTGCCGCACCATGACTCGCCGAAACCAGCACGGTTTACCATTGGCCCGCGTTACTACCTTGACCGCTGGCATCTCCGCTTGCCAATCCGGCGTGCCGCCGAGCAGCGCATGCCGCACAATCAGCCGTTCGGGCATGACGCGCAGGCGCGTCCCGCCTGCGCTATCACGCACCGTCAATTCGTTGATGGCGCGCATGGTGGCCTCTTCGATGCCCTCCATCCCAACCATATCGGCGAGCGGCTGCCAGTCTTCCGGCATACCAACGGCAAAGTCGCCAAGCTCCATCACCAGGTTGCCGGCGCGCACCGCGTCAGGATGCGGCCAACTGCGCGCGCCGAAATCAGGCACCAAGCCCCAAACGTTGCAGTGATCGACATAATCGTCCGTCCGCAGGCTCGGACCATAATTGGCCGGCCCATTACCCAACCGCGGCGTCTTCGGCAGCTCTTCCCGATAACACCACGCAAGGAACGCCTCGATCCCGATCGATTTCCTCGGCTCCGACCGTACCTGCCCGACAGTTTTGCCTTCCCAGCGTTGCGCGACCCCCACCACTGCCGTCCGTCGCAAATGGAAACTCCGCCCCACCATTGCCGTCTCCTGAACAATGTCCAACCTGTCCGACCTTCATTCTCTCGAAAAGCAAAGGTTGGACAGGTGTAACCCTTTGATTTCTTGTGTTTTGTCCAACCTGTCCAACCTGTCCAACCTATTTCAAAGAATTGGGAAAAATCTCAGAAGTCTCGATCGGCTAACCCTCGCCCTGAGAGCGGGAGCCTCGCGATTTTTTGAACCCTCGCGTGTGCGCGCACTCGCATACACGCGAAGCGAAAAGGTTGGACAGGTTGGACAGGTTGGACATTGCTAATTATTTCAATCTGTTAGGATAGTCCAACCTTGACCGCCCTTTGCCATGAGGTTGGACAGGTTGGACAATTGTCCTTCACTCCAACGCTTCCGGCTCTCTCAGCGCGCTCATATCCGACCACGCAATAGGCTGCTGCATGGCTTCCTCGAAGGCAGCGCGGCATTGCTCGAGCGATGGTAATTCGAAGCACCATTCGCGCTTGGTCATTGTCGGTCCGTCATCCCAGAAACTCCGGGTCGTGCGCAGGCCGGGCACCAGCTTGGCGAGCTTCATGCCGACCTCGGTTTCTGCCGTCTTGCGCTTGATACCGATCCGATCGCTCGCCACGATATAATCGTCGTAGAGCAGACGCTTCGGGATCAGCTGGACCCATTTGTCACCGCCGCGCGTCGTCGTGCCATCCATCAGCCGGCCGAACCACCAACTGTCCAGACTGTTGAGCGAGTGTATTTTCTGCTCGAGCAGCGCATTGGTGCGCGGGATCTGGCGCAGATTGATGGTCGAAAGATCGAACGCGAGCAGATCCGCCAGCAAAGCCTCTCGCCCGCCATCATCGAGCTCTTCATCCATCTCGCGGAAATAATCGTGGTTCTGAGCGCAGCGCGGATCGACATCGAGCACGCAAAAGCGCCGCTCATCCTTGCCGGCCGGCACGACCCATTCCTCATTCGAGGTCATGATCAGCCGGACATAATTCTTGAGCCGAATCGGATCGATTCCCTTGGCCTCAATCTGCTGGATCGGCGAAGTCACCAGACCCTTCAGACGGCCTTCGGCGGCCTTGTCGCCAGCCCACACAGCCTCGTCCGCTTGCAGCAGCAGGCAGGTCGCCATATGAGCGTTGAACTGCCCGGTCACATAACGCGGATCGTCGACCAGGAAATAATGCCGGGTAATCAGCGAACCGAATATCTCGCCAACCTTGGTCTTGCCGCTGCCCATACTGCCGCGCATCACGATGGCGACGCCAAGCCGCTCGCGCGGACGCTGAACCATATGGGCGAAAAACCCGAACAACCACGAGAAGATGGCGGCATCGCCACGGCAAACATTGGTCAGCATGTGGTCGCGGAAGATCTTATAAGACCCGCCGGTTTTCGGCTTTACCGCAAACCCGCGCCACAGGTTGAGATAGCCCGGCGTGCCATCGCTATCATCCGGATCGGGATGGAACTCGACGCCGCGATATTGCCGCCGGCGCCGGTTGGTTAGCCAGGCCTTGGCCCATGAGATAATCTTGATCTTGCCATCGCCCCCCAGGACCTCGGTGAAGCGGTTGGCGAACCAGGCATTGAAGGCTTCCAGCGTCAAGACGCGTTGCTGATCCTCCAGCATTGCGTCGGGTTGATCGAGGAAGATGACGGCTTTAGAACCCATCAGCACGAGCGAAAACTCTTCGTTCAGCCGGCGTGTGCTGAAGCCAAACTTGCGCGGCTTTGGCGGCCCGTTACCGAGCGACTGCTCGTCCTCATCGCTTCCGGTCTCTTCCGCATCTTCGACAATGTCGGCGATCGAATCGCCAGGCTGGATCGTACCCACGCCAGCGTCATCGAGCATGGTGACGATCCGCTCATAACCATCATCCGGATCGCCCGTCATGGTCGGCCGCCTCTCGCCAGCTCGCGCCGCAACCGGGTGTTTTCGGCGGCAAGATGCTCATTGCGCCGCGTCAGCCCGGCCAGCGTGCGCCGCTGCTCGAGCAGACGGTGCCGCAGACGTTTGAGCTCGCCTGCCAAGCAACCACCATCGTCAGCCAGTCGCGTCGCGCGAGGCTTTTGGGGCAATGTCATGCCGCCACCCCGCCGAAGCGACCGACCTGATTGCCCCAGGCATCCCAGCCCGGCCGCGCGGTGCGCGCGAACAGCTCGAGCCGAGGCACGTCGCCGGTCAGGCGCACGATGCTGTCGGCGATCTCATCCGGCTTTCTGCTATGCTCGCGCAGCGGCGCGTGCACCACCTGGCGCTCGGCTTTCGAGACGCGGGCATAGCCCCTGCCCCGCGTCGCGATCCAGCACTGCTCGGCACCCTTGCGGGTATGGTAGCCGGTCGAGATCCGGAACGGCGACAGCCCGTCTCGCAGCGAGGGCGACACTGTCTTGACCCAGATATAGCCAACCGTCTTGAAGCGGAATCCCCAGGCCTCGATCAGCCGCATCGCCTCGCGCAGCATCGGATCGTAGACCCACAGGAACAACACCGCATCATCGGCCGCGATCGCCGGCACGGGCAGCGCGCAAAGCTCGTCGATCGACATGCAGGCGTAATGCTGCTCCGGCGAGCGGCCCTTGCCGGCGGCCGAATAGGTTTCGAACAGCCAGGCGGGGTCTGCATAGAGCAGCTGATAGGACGCACGCGGCAAACGGGCGAACACGCTCATGCCGCCACCGCCATTGCCGACCAATGTGCGCCGTGGCAAATCTTGCCGCGGGGATGGGCATCATAATGAAGAAGCTGGAACCGTCGTTCTTTTACCTGTTCGGCCTGCTCGCGATTGTCGTCGCTCCATGGCTGATCCAGGGCATGGCCCGTGGGTGCGATATAGCTGCCGGCGAAGCCGGAAAGGCCTATCTGTCCTGCGCAGAATTTTGGCTGGAGCGCTACCAGACTCTGGTTGTCGGCATAGCGTCTGTCGGAATCGCAGTCGTCGCGATCTACTATGTCGTGAGACAACTCGAGGCTATGACCCAACAAAGTGCATTGGCGACAAAAGCGCTTGAAGTCACGAACGCGCAACAGGCCATGGAGTACAATCGTGCCGCCTCTAAGGCGTTGGTAATCTTGCGCGGCTTCGGCGGACAGCTCGCTCAACTGATGATAGAAATATCCGATATTGAGCGGTTGCCGCGCACTGAGCGGGCCAAAGTAATTACAAGCTCCTCCATTGTAAGAGAATTTGGGCAAGCGTTGGTTAGAGTAGCCATCGATGTCCCTCCCGCTTTTCGCGCAGGAGATGTTCAACTGTTTGACGAAATACAGCTTAAGGCCGGAAAATTGACCGCTTGGGTTGCACTTAAAGCGGCTCAAGCTCATCACATAAACAACCCTGAAACTCTTTTGGTGCTGGATCCGCCCAATAGTATCGCACAATGCTACGAGTGTTGCCTGGATTGCAGCCGCAACATTCAACTCCTTGCCGATAGGTTGAAGGAACGGCTTTAGTGAGAGCGTCACGCCGCATCCTCCCGCTGCATTACCAGATCGTTGAAATCCATCCCCGCCGGTGCCATCACCGTGGCGATGCGCCGTCCTGGCCGGCGGTAGCGCGCCTCGGCCCGCGCCAGCGTCGCGCCCGTCAGCACGGAATCGCTGTCGCCATCGCCGAGCAGCACCAGCTCGCGCACGCTGTCGGGAATTGCGATCGCAGTCCCGTCATAGGCCGGCTCGCTCGAGGGCACGCGCACGCGGTGGCCGTTGGCGTGCGTTTTCTCCGGATGCGGGAACGTGCCGGCCGCCGGCCCGCCGAGATTATGCAGGTCGATCGCGGTCCAGAACGCCATGCCGTCGAGCTTTCGGCCAGCGCGCACCAGTGCGGTGTAGATCGTCAGCACCGTCTCGATACCCTCGCCGAGATAGAGCCGCGTCGGCGCCGGCGGCTGCAACAACACGAGATGGCACCCCTTGGTGGTGCCGCGCGATTTCTTGGCGACCAGCACTTCGCCGGTGCCTGGATCCGCAACCACCGCCTTGAACTTCGGCGGGTTGTTGAGGTCGATCCAGGTCGCGTGCAACCCGGCAAAGCGGCCGTCATTATCGACGATCGCCGCCAGCATGGCCGGGCCGCGATGGATGATGCGCGGCACGGTGCGGCCGAACTCCTCGACCTCGCCGTGGAAATAGCAATAGTCCGGTGCGCAGCGCAGCACGGCGCGCGGCGGCATGAGCAGGCCGCGCGCGCCCAAATAATCCTCGGCTTGCGATGCGCTCACCGGCACGGCCTGGCGCCACACCGCGAACAGCTTGCGGCGCTCGGTCTCGCGGAACGTCGCCGCCGTTTCCTGTTGAACTCGCGCCTTGTTCCAGCCATCGCGCCAGGCATCCGCCAGTTCGGCGAAATCGGCAGGCACGGCCGCGAGCGCCACCCCTGCCCCATGCGCATGCCGGCCGGCGGCGCGCGCATCCGCGGCTGTCGGTTCGCGTTCCGTCACGCCGCCGAGCTCGGCGACCGCCGCCTCGAAACCGATGCGTGCGCGCTGCATCAGCAGCCGGATCACGTCGCCGCCATCGCAGCACACCGCGCACACCCATTCGGCGCGCGAGCACTCGAAGCGCCCGGCCGTTTTGGAAAGCGGATCATTGGAGCATAGCGGGCACGGGCCGACGCTCCAGCCGGCCTTGCGGCCCTTGCGCAGGTTGACCCACTGCCCGGCCAGCTCGTCGACCGGGTTGTCACGCTTGAGCGCGGCGAGCTGATACGGCAGGTAGCGGCTCATAGCGCCGGCTCCCGTCACGGAAAGAACCGCTGCGCGAGCGGCCGGCCGACATGCTGGCGCACGGCGCGGCGGATTTCGGCATCGCACGCCAGCCAGACCGCGTCGCCGATCGCCTCGCGCAGCGCGCGGATCAGCGACAATTCGATCTCCTCGACATCCTCCCACAACAATGGCGGTCGGGTCGGATGCATCTGGTTGGGGTCGATCACGAGACCTCTCCCTTTGCGATGGTCTGGCGGAATGCCTCGAGCGCGCGATCGACATGGGCCGCCGTCCGTTCGATGCGGGCCCGCTCGGCCGGCGACAGGCGATGATCGCGCAGGCTCTCGGCAATATCGGCCTGCAAGTCGGCGATGCGGCGGTTCATCGCCGCGTAGCTCGCCTCGAACGCGACCGGTGGCGCCCGGCCAATGGCCCGCGCCTGCAATTCGGCGAGCAGCGCAGTGCCAATCGCCTCGCCAACATCACGCTCGAGCAGCAGCAGTGCCGGTATCGGGATGACATCCGGATGCGCGGTCGAGGCGAAACGCTGCATCTGCGTCTGGCTGTAGCCACAGCAATTTCCGGCGCGTTCCTGACCGCCCGCGCGTTCGATCAGATCGCGCGTCGCCGCCTTGATTCGCCAGATATCCGCATGGGCGAAAGCCACCATGCCACGCTCCCGAGGGGTCAAAACGACGGGGAAACCCATAGAGGGGCTCACCCGCAAGGCTTAGCGTTGCGCCAACTGGAGGTTGTCGCGGTGAACCATGAGACGCCGTCGCCGGCGCGGGTGCGGTTGCTGGTTGCGCTGGCCCGCTACGGCGCCCTCACCCAAAAGATGCCCGAGGCCGGCGAGCCAGCCTCGGGCAAGTCCAGGGAGGAAACGCCCAGCATCGGGCGGCGCCACGGGCAGGATGCAACACAGTGCCTGCCCGGTGCTACGATCGCTCTCGAGAACGGACGTCCTCATACGGCTTCCACGGAAAAGAATTCCGATGCCGAGAGCGGAATATGATGATCCATCGCGAACTTGAGCAGGACCGGGATATGCTTTTGAGGGATCATCCCTCCCGTCCCGCCTTTCTCGCGCGGATGCTGCCAGCGGTAAGGCGCCGTGTATGCGGTGCCCGTCAGTTCCGCGACGACGGATTCTCCACCTAGCTTCTGAATTATCGATCGGGCAGGTTCCATGAGCGGCATTATTTCTGTTTTGCCGAAACGTTTGTCAAGCCATGTTTCTGATAATCCGAATTGCGTTGATTTCTGTTTTGCAGAAAATCGCGGCATGAGTGATGTCGAATGGATCAAGAGGGGCTTAGAAAAGCCCGGAAAATCAAAGTCCGGGCTTGCTCGAGCAATTAACCGGAGCAATCAGGTAGTAACCGCGATCCTCAAGGGGGAGCGGCCTGTTCGGCTTGCCGAGCTCCCACTCATTTCCGATTACCTAGAGATTGATTCGCCGACGCTCCACACAACGGCGACGGAAGTACCTCACCGGGTAAGGTCTGTATCGGTGAAGGGCTTTGTTCAAGCGGGCGCGTGGATGGAATACGAATACTTCGACGAATCTCCTTACGAGGATTTAATTCCGACGGTTGGCAAATGGGCGCATCTAGAACAGTTCGCCTATAAGGTCGCAGGCCCCTCAATGAGCGGTCTGCGCATCTTTGATGGGGATTTTGTGTTGGCCGTCCCCTATTGGATGGCTCGGAAGGCGCCCCACGACGGCGACGTCGTGATTGTCGAACGAAGGCGCGGTCAGACCCTTGAACGTACTGTGAAGCAGCTGATGATTGTTGACGGAGGCTTTGAGCTCTGGCCTCGCACCGATGACGAGAGGTTTCAGGAGCCGATCTGCGTGACAAAACTGCATGATCGCGACGATACGAATGGCACCACGGTCGAAATTACGGGGCTGGTAATTGGCAGATGGGCCCCGTTTTAAAGAGTGGACCGAAGAGGGGGGCTGCGCGATGGAAAACAACCAGACCGAAACATTTTCCGACCGCCACCCGGTACTTGTAATCTCCGCGTGGCTTTTGAGCATTTTTGCCTGGATCATCCTCTACGGAGAGAGGTATAGTCTTCCTTTCCCGGGATTTCTGTTCATCTTTGACATAGTGCTCGCTTTCATCCCCGCAATCGTTGCCGGATTCAAAGGTCGCACCGCCTCCAATTGGTGGCTATATGGCTTCTGGCTTCTGCCCATCGCGTTAACCCATGCAATTATGCTTCCGCGCCCCGGCGTCGAACGCACCCAACCGAGTCAGCCCTCGTCGCAAGCCGCATCGTCGGATTTCCGCGTTGATGGCGTCTACCGGAGCTATCCGTATCAGTCCGCATCCGGCGGCGCGATAAACGTGCTGGTCGGCGATCGCGTTCTGGCATTTCCGAGCATCGAGCTGCTGACGAGCTTTGTCGACGAGCGCGAAAGAGCATCTCGCGCAGGGTAGTCGCAATGAGCGATTTCCGTTTCTCGGAAATTTTTCATTGACTGATTTCTGATTTGCCGAAATCATGTGCCTCACCTTCACAGGAGAGGCACATGTCAATCGCTTTCGAGCTTCCCCGCCGTACCCCGATCAAAGCCCGACAGGTCTTCCGCACCCAGCTCCGCGTCATTCGCGCGCGCGTGCCGGACGTCGAACCGGAACCCGTGCCGGTCGCGCAGGCGCCGGCTTTCGATCCGCTGGCCCCCTCGCGCGCCGCCTGCCGCGCCCTGGTGCGCCGCTATGTCAGCCTCGCCCGTGAGGAGGCGCTCGCCGACGTGCTGCTGATCGCCCGCACCAAGGTGATTGCGCGCGATTACGGCGTCGAGCCGCTCTGCTCCGGCGCCACGCTTGGCCAGATGATGCTGCATGCGACCCGTCGCGGCCTCTCCCGGCCTGACGTTCTGCGCCGCGATGCCATGGCCTTCGCCATGCTGCGGCTCGAGGCCGAGCATGGCGAGGCCATCGACTGGCGGCTGTATGAGGATGGCTTCTCGCGCGACGAGGTCGAGGAGCACGGGCTCGAGGCCGCCCAGCTCGCTGAGGCGATCACCCGCATCATCGCCGACGGTGCGCGGCAATGAGCATCGACCGCGAACAGATGCTCCGCGCCCAGCGCGAGAGCCAGGGCGTCAGTTCGGACGTTGTCGAGGCCGAGATCCAGCAGATGCGCGCCGCATCTGCGCAGGCGGCCGGCGCCGATATCCGTGAGCTGATCATCGCAGCACGTATTGTTGCTTACGAGGACCAGTCTGCCAAAGCGATCCGGCAGCTTGATCGCGCCGTCGAGAAGTTCGCGGAGGCGGTGGCCTGGGACAACGAGCCAGAGGGCGACGCGACGGTCACCATCCCGGCAGCGCTGGACGACGCGCAGATCAAGCACATGGTGCAGCGCTTCCTCATGTGGAAGCTGCCTGAAACTTTCAACCCTGACGGAGGCATCAGCTTCCAGAAGACCTATGGTGAGGGCACCCCGTGGCCCGGCAAGCACGAGCCAGTCGGCACCAACCTGCTCGATGGCGTACAGGCCACCGCCATGGTGCGCCACATGGTCGAGGGTTTGCCAGCCTCTCCCCAGCCCGCGCGGGAGACGGAGGCAGCGCAAGACGTGCTGGCCGAGCGTCACCGGCAGATCGAGGCCGAGGGTTGGACGCCCGAGCACGACGATGCCCATGATAAAGGGGAAATGCTGACGGCCGCTTGGTGCTACATGCAGCGCCATGCCGACAAGGATATGTTCGGCGACAGCTATGACATCAACAAGCTTCCACCTCCTGCGCGTTGGCCGTGGGATTGGCTATGGTGGAAGCCGAAGGACCGCCGCCGCGATCTGGTGAAGGCCGGCGCCCTGATCCTTGCCGAGATCGAGCGTCTCGACCGTGCCGCCACCATCCTCGCACTGATGGGCCAGAGCGGAGACGGCTGGCAGGACATCGCGAGCGCGCAGCCTTCCACGGACACGTTCATTGACCAGCTAACGGATGGAGAGGGCGATACCGTTGCATTCTGCTCGCCGAACCCGGATTTCAACGGGTTGCCCAACGAGTGCGTCGTGATCAATGCGTCATGGACCGGCTGGGAAGATCGCTACTTCCGGGCTGACACGCGCAAGGATTGCCTCAATGCCGCCGTCAAGGCCATGCGCGAAGCGGCGATTGCCGCCCCGCCCGCAAAGGAGGGACGGTAGCATGGGCGAAGTCGCATCCACCTACGCCGAGTTGATGATCCAGGCGCTGTTGAACGTCCATGCCCTCACCAACATGCACCGATCGAGCGGAAATGACGGATACCGCGAGAGCGCCGAGAAGTGGCTTCCAAAGTTGGATTTGCTGCTCGCTGATCTTCGCCGAGAACTGACCAAGGAGCCCCGCCCATGACCCACGCTGACATCATTGCCCGGCTCACAGCCGCAACAGGGCCGGACGAAGAGCTTGCCGTCGATATCTACCAGGCGCTCGACATCTGCTCATACATTCCCGACGAGGGCGACCCGACCGCCTCCGTTGACGCCTGCCTAGCGCTGATCGAGCGCGTGCTGCCGGGGTGGGAGTGGACCGTTGGCGACGACGCGGCGCTCGGCAAATATGCCGGCGTCTACCAGAGCAACATGGCAGGCGGCGCGGGCTTCTCCGAGGACGACATCGTTCGCGGCACCACAGTCCCCCTAGCCGCTCTTCTCGCCCTTTTCCGCGCCCTCGAAGCACAGGAGGCGGTGTGATGAGCCGGTCTGGATACATCGACGATATGGACGACCAATGGTCTTTCATCAGGTGGCGCGGCGCCGTCGCCAGCGCCCTCCGAGGCAAGCGCGGGCAAGCCGTTTTGCGGGAAATGCTCGCCGCCATGGACGCCCTCCCTGAGAAGCGTCTGGTGTCCTACGAACTCGAAGCAGAAGGCTCGTTCTGCGCTCTCGGAACAGTCGGCCAAAAGCGCGGCGTCGACATGAAGGCCCTCGACCCAGAAGACTACGACACGGTCGCCGCCAAGTTCGATATCGCCACGCCGCTGGCGCAAGAAATCTTCTGGATGAACGATGAGGCCGGCCCGTGGAAGGAAACGCCGGAAGAGCGCTTCGTCCGAATGAGGGCGTGGGTCGTCTCCAATCTCAAGGAGCCCCACCATGGATAAGGCGCTGGAGGCGGGAGCGCGCGTCACGCCTGAGATGATCGCCGCCGCTTGGCAGGCATGGCACGCCCGACATGGGGGCAAGCTCGGCCCTGGACCGGGTTTTGTCGAAGCCATCACGGCAGCCTTGTCCGTTGCCTCCGCCCTCCCTGCCACCGACACGAGCGGGCTGGTGGAGAGGCTGCTGGCGAGCAGCGACATGGAACTGCATGGCCCTACCGGCGAATGGGCCGGCGGCGGCCACCCCGCTCCGCCCCCGCCCCCGCTCGCCTTGACCGGTTTCGGTGGCGTCGGCGGTGGCGCCGGCGGCGGCCAGCCCCTCGTCTCCCCGCTGGATAGTCTGCATGTTCCGGTTCCCTGCATTCGTGATCTCCCGGTTGTGCGGGCGGTTGCGATAGATCTGCAGCGGCACGTCAATGTCGCTGCAGATCGCACTTTACGCGATTCGCAGGCGGTCAAGGCCGGATTTGCACAATGACCCGGCCCGCCCCGCTCATCCACCGCGACGCGCACGAGCCGGCCATGCATCCCGCGCGCCTGTCCGCGCCGCTGACGCCCGGCATCTACAGCGCCGGCCTGATGCTGTCGCAGGACCTGCACACGCTGCTCGAGCGCGAGGAGCAGCTCGACGATGCCGCGATCGCCGATCGCCTCGGCCGCATCGCCGTCGCCGCATCGAGCCTCGCGGTTATGGCCGGCGTCCAGGCGGCGCGCGTGCGCCGGGAGGCCGGCCTATGATGCCGCTCCTGCAACGGCCCTGGATGCAATCAGCCAGCGGCCGCGCCGTGTCGATGCTCGAGCCCGATCCGGCCTCGATCGACCTGACGATCGACATCCCCGAGCAGCTCGCACGGCTGGCGCGCTTCGCCGGCGCCCCGCGCGGCGGCATCTATTCCGTCGCCCAGCATTGCGTGCTCGGCGCCGACGCGCTGCGCCGCGAAACCGGCCGCGATGACATCGCCCTGGCATTCCTGTTGCACGATGCGCATGAGGCCTATCTCGGCGATATCACCTCGCCGGTCGCCAGCGCGCTTGTCAGCTATGCCATGGCCGCTCTCGGCGAGACGGCGGCCACCGGCGTGACCGCGGCGATCGCCGGCCTCAAACACACCTTCGACCGCGCCATCTACGCCGCCGCCGGCCTGCCCTGGCCGCCGCATCGCGAGATCCTGGCCGAGGTCAAACGCATGGACGCGCGCATGCTGATGACCGAGCGCGACCACCTGATGGTGCGCCCGCCGATGCGCTGGCACGCGCAACTCGAGTCCCTGCCGCGTGTCCGCCTGTCCTGCGGCGCCATCAAGCCGTGGCCCTGGCCGCGCGCCGCAGACGAGTGGCGCCAGCGCTTCCACCTCTACCGCACAGCCTTCCTCAGGAGCACCTGCCCATGACCACCGTCCCGCTTGCCTGCCTGCACCCCGGCCACGAGGCCGAGCCACCGATCAACGCTCGCAAATCCATGCGCGATGCCGAGATCGAGAGCCTCGCCGCCATGATCGCCGCGCAGGGCCTGATCAACGCCCTGCAGGTCATCCAGTCGGGCGCGGTCTACTATGTCGCCGCCGGCAACCGTCGCCTGCTCGCGCTGCGCTACCTGCGTGACAATGCCATTGTCGGCTTCGACGGCACGACGATCACCGACGAGACGCCGATCCGCGTCGAGATCATCCGAGACGGGCTCGACCCGCTCGAGATCAGCCAGGCCGAGAATGTCGCGCATCTGCCGCCGCACGAGGCCGACCAGCTCGAGACGTTCGCGCGCCTCGCCGAGACCCTGTCGGCCGAGCAGATCGCCGGCCGTTTCGGCATCGAGCCGAAACGCGTTCAGAGGATCCTCGCGCTCGGCACGCTCAGCCCCGTCATCCTCGACGCATGGCGTGATGGCACCATCGAGCCGACGCACAGCCGGCGCGTCGTGCGCGCCTTTACCCTGGCGAGCCGCGAGGATCAGGAGCGGGTCTACGCCAAACTGCACAAGACTGACGATCTAACCGGCTGGAACGTCGAGCAGGAGCTGGGGCTGAACAAGACGGCAGCCACCGGGAAACTGGTCAGCTTCGTCGGCCGCGACGCCTATATCGCCGCCGGCGGCGAGATCCGCGAGGATCTGTTCGGCGACCATCATATCGTTTCCGATCCCGTGCTCGCCAAGCGCCTCGCCGACGAAAAACTGGCAGCAAAGGCCGCCGAGCTTATCGAACAGGGCTGGAGCTGGGCCGCGTCATATGCGGACCTGCCGGAACAGGCGCATTACAGCTGGCGCCAGGTCACCACCAAGAGCACGGCCAGCGCCAAGGACAAGGCGATTTCCGGCTGCATCCTGTCGATCGGCAGCGGCGGTGAGCTCGAGGTCAAATACGGCGTCCTGAAACCCGAGGCCGAGCGCGCCATACGCAAGGCCGAGAAGGCGGCAGAAGCCAAGACGGGCGGCAAAGGCGCCGCGACCGAAGCTCCCGCCGCGCCGATCTCAGCCGCTCTGGTCGAGCGGCTGACGACGCAGATCACCGTCGCCGTGCAGCGCAGTTTCGGCGAGCAGCCTATGGTCGCACTGGCCGCGCTCGGCGCCGGCATCCTCTCCCGGGGCGGCTGGAGCCAGCCTATGCACCTGCGCATGGAGGGCCTCGAGCACGACGCGCGCCCCGAAGCGGAAGCTTTCGCCGATGCTTTCGACCGGCTCTACCACCTCGAGCCCGGCGAGTTGCTGCGTACCCTCGCCCATCTCGCGGCCCAGGCCGTGCATATGGTCAGCCACAATCCCCTCAATCCGATCGGCGAGCAACATCTGGCGCTGATCGATGCGCTCGAGCCGGTCGGATACCACGCTCACCTGCGCCAGATCTTCGACCTCGCCGATTATCTCAAATCCGCGCCGAAGCACCTGGTGCTGCGCGCCATCGCCGAGGCGGTCAGCCCCGACGAAGCGGCCAAGCTCGCCGGCAAGCCGAAAGCGGCCGCGGTGGAGTTCGGGCTCGCCAACATCAAGGCCGGCGAGCCCGGCGCCTGGCTGCCGCCGGAGCTGCGCGGCAAGCACTATGACGGACCGCGCGATGCACCGAAACCGGCCGCGAAGCCGGTCAAGCTGAAGCTCGCCAAGACGGGCGCGAAGAAGGCCGCCGCAAAGAAGGCCAGCCGCAAACCCGCGCCGAAACAGGCGGAAGAGGAGCGCGAGGTCGCATGAGCACCGTAAGCCCCCCCCCTCTGCGGCCGATCGCGACCGATGATTTCGCCGGCGTCACCCTGCCCGCGGATTTCGGCGCCGCGCCGATGCTCGACTGGATCGACATCACCCGCCTTGTCGTCGACGAATCCTACCAGCGCGCCATCGGCAAGGATGGTCGCGGCAACATCCGACGCATTGCCGAAAACTTCCGCTGGTCCAGATTCGCGCCCGTCATCGTCGCGCCGATCGCCGGCGGGCAGTTTGCCATCATCGACGGCCAGCATCGCACCACGGCCGCGCAGCTGGCCGGGCATGATCGCGTGCCGTGCCAGGTCATCATCGCCGACCGCACCGAGCAGGCCGCAGCCTTCGCAGCCGTCAACGGCACGGTTACCCGCATCAATTCGCTGGCCTTGTTCAAGGCCGCCATTGCCGCCGGCGAGCCGCGCGCGACGCGGATTCTCGACGTTGCCCGGCGCGGCGGCGCCAAGATCCTGTTCTACCCCAAGAGCGAGCTCAACCAGGAGCCCGGCGAAACCATGGCCATCGGCGCGATCGGCCGCGTCATCGACCGCTTCGGGGAGGATACCGTGATCCTCGCCCTACGCTGCGTCGTCGAGACGCCCAATCGCGTCAAGGGCGGCCTGCTCGCCCCGATCATCCTTGCCATGTGCGAGGCGGTCCACCTCAACCAGGTGCGCGGCTACAGCGATGCCGACCTGTTCCAGGCGTTTGAACGCATCAACATCATCCGCGAATACGGCAAGGCGCAGACCACCGAGCGCCAGCCTGGCGAGGCGATCTGGACCATTCTCAGCCGGCGTCTTGTCGCCGCGATCGCCGGGCAGGTGCGGCATGACTGATGCGCCCCGCAAACTTGCCCCGCATGAGATCCGCGCATTGACGGCGGCAGCCGTCTCGATGTCGATCCCCTGCACGGCAACCCTCGAGATCATCCGCGAAGGTGAGATCGATACGCGCCTCGATCTCGACGGCGACCCGCATTTGCACCTCGCCGAAGCACTCTATCGCTTGCTCGAGGCCCGCAACGTTGCCGACGAGGGGCAGCTCTGCGCGGCGCTCGTCAAGTTCATGAGCGAGTTGGGCGACGGCGCCCCGATCCCGGTCGAGGATCTGGAGGGAATCGATGGCTGATCACACCTATATCGAGTGGACCGATGCGACCTGGAACCCGATCACCGGCTGCTCCGTCGTCTCGCCCGGCTGCACCAATTGCTATGCCATGCGCCTTGCCGGCACGCGGCTGCAGCACCATCCGAGCCGCGCCGGCCTGACGCGCAACAGCAAGGCCGGCCCGGTCTGGACCGGCAAGGTGCGGCTGAATACCGAATGGCTCGACCAGCCGCTGCGCTGGAAGCGTGCGCGCCGCATCTTCGTCTGCGCTCACGGCGATCTTTTTGCGGAGAATGTGCCGGTTGAATGGATCGACCGGGTGTTCGCAATCATGGCTTTGGCGCCGCAACACACCTTCCAGGTCTTGACGAAGAGGTCGAAGCGGCTTCGGCAATATCTTTCCGATCCCGACCTAAACGACCGGATTAGTGCCGCGCTTGGCTGCATGCTCGACGGCGCCTGGGTATGGACCGAAGGCAAACGGTTCCGCGATCGGATCGAACATCTGATTGATGTCTTCCACGGCGAAGGCACCGACGATGATGGGAATATCGTCTATCACGATGATCCGATGCCGCTGCCGAACGTCTGGCTCGGCGTCTCGGCCGAAGATCAGCGCCGCGCCGACGAGCGCGCGCCCGATCTGCTCGCCACGCCGGCGGCCGTGCGCTTCGTCTCGGCCGAGCCGCTGCTGGGACCGATCGATTTCACTCAAATCGCTGCCGGCGTGCATGATGATTTTTCCGATTGCGGCGGTCATCCTGATCCACACTATCCGATCGAGAGCGTCGGATGGGGCAGATACGACACCCTGCGCGGCGAATATTGGGGCTCGACGCAAACGCCAGACGGCAAGGTCTGGAAAGAACACGAAGAACTCGGCATCCTTTATCCAAGCCTCGACTGGATCATCGTCGGCGGCGAGAGCGGCGCCAGCGCGCGGCCGATGCATCCGGATTGGGCGCGATTGATCCGCGACCAATGCGCCGTCGCTGGCGTACCGTTCTTCTTCAAGCAATGGGGAGAGTTCGCGCCGGCCTTCGACAAGGATCTCCGCCCTCGCCGCGGGTACCCATGGAAAGGCGAAGACCAGCGCGCCGTCCGCGATGGAACCGCAACGGCACAGCAGGCGACAAAGCGCGTAGGCAAGGCCAGCGCCGGCAGCTTTCTTGACGGCCTCGAACACCGCGCCATGCCGAGGGTCGCGACATGACGGGCCCCGATCGCGTGCAGCGGAGCGCTCTCTTTCGAGACCTCCAGATATTACTCGGTGGTCATCAGACGGATGTCTGCTTTGCCGCGCAGATCGATAGCCTCGCATGCACCGTCGGCTTCGCCGCCGCCGACCTAGCGAATGCCGATGATCTCGTCGACAGCCTTGCGGCCGACATCAAGAAAGCCGTCCGCGAGAACTGGGGTTACCTGCGCAAGGTTCGCGCGACAGCCGGAATCGGCACGCAGGTGCCGCAATGACCGAGCCAGCGGAAATCATCTGGAAAATCTCCGTCGACCGCCACGGCCGCTACACGCGCGTCGTCGCCAAGCGCCTCAGCAACGGCGAGCGCGACTGGTCGATCCGCTCGGATCCCGTCAGCCAGCGCGACGAGGGCGAGGCGATCCATTCGCTGACCACGCGCCAGCTGCAGGAAATCGCCGAAATCATCAAACTGGAAGGCACCCGCCGATGACGTCATCGCAAGAAAACGCGCGCAGCGAACTGACCCAGGCCGTCAGCGCCATCAGTCTCTGCGCCGAGCTGCTCAAGTCTCATCTCGATCTTTTCGAGCGCTACGCGGCCGAGGCAGAACATATGGACAGCGTCGGGCCGATCATCGATCCGACGCTGTTTAGGAACCCGGAACGGCGCGCTGCCGATGCGGTCGTTCGCCCGCTTTTTCGAGCCGCCCAGGATTTCCTCCGCGCGATCGACGAGCAGAAGTCGCGCGCCCGCGTCGCGATCGACCAGGTAACGGCATGAGCGGCTCCCTCAACAAGGTGCAGCTCATCGGCAATCTCGGCCGCGATCCGGAGATGCGCCGCACCAATGCCGGCGAGCCGATCGCCAACCTGCGCATCGCCACCTCCGAACGCTGGAAGGACAAGACGACTGGCGAGCAGAAAGAGCGCACCGAGTGGCATAGCGTCGTCATCTTCAACGAGAGCCTGGCGCGCATCGCCGAGCAGTATCTCAAGAAAGGCTCGACGGTTTACATCGAGGGCCAGTTGCAGACCCGCAAATGGACCGATCAGTCGGGCCAGGACAAGTACACGACCGAGGTCGTGCTGCAGCGCTTCCGCGGCGAGCTCACCATGCTCGGCGGCGGCAATGGCGGCAACCGCCCACCGCCGGCGACGGGCCCGGAGGATTACGGCCAGACCAGCAACAGGCCGGCCAGCACGGTACCGGCGCGCAACGAGCTCGACGATGACATCCCGTTCTGACATGCCGGCGACCCCGATCCGCATTCAGCGCAGCCGCGCCAAAGGATGGCGCATGCCGCCTAACACCGTCTATGTCGGCCGGCCTTCGCAGTTTGGGAATCGGTTTGTCGTCGGCGCGCGCAAACATGGGTTTGCCCGCTCCGAATCCGAGACGCTCGCGCACTATGCCGACTATCGCAAGAACGTCGATCTTTGGGATAACTGGCCACTGGTCGACGCGGAGACTGCTGTTCGCGCCTTCCGCGAGATGCAGTGCCACGAGACGTTCGTTGAGCGAGCGCAGAAAGCCCTTCGCGGCAAAAACCTATGCTGCTGGTGCCGCCTCGACCAGCCTTGCCACGCCGATGTGCTGATCGAGATCGCCAACCCGCCAGCCCGCGAGACCGTCGCTGATGGTTAAGGCGACCACGCAATCGAAGCCAAAGCTCACCCAGGATCAGCGCGATATGCTGCGCGGCCTGGTCCGCGCCCTTGCGCGCGCCGCCGCGGCGGAAGAGTATCGCCGGCTCCAGAGAGCCAGGACAGACAAACATGCGCGCCGTCATCTATAGCCGCTATTCGTCCGACCGGCAGAACGACCGCTCGATCGAGGACCAGGTGGCGGTCTGTGAAGACTATTGCGCGCGCGAGGGGCTCACGGTCACTCGCCGATACGAAGATCGCGCGCTCTCCGGATCATCGACCATCGGGCGGCTTGGCCTTGGCAGACTCATGCAAGACGCACGGGACGGCCAATTCGATGTCGTCGTCTGCGAGAGCCTCGATCGCCTGTCGCGCGACCAGGAGGATCTCGCGGGCATCTACAAGCGCCTGCGGTTTGCCCACATCGAGATCCGCACCGTCGCTGACGGCCGCGCGGAGGATATCCATGTCGGCATCAAGGGCCTTCTCGGCGCACTCTATCTCAAGGATCTCGCGGCAAAGACGCGGCGTGGCCTGCAAGGCGTGGCGCGCTCCGGCCGCAGTGCTGGCGGCAGATCCTATGGCTATGCCGCCCGGCCGGGCGCGCCGGGCGAGCTCGACATCATTCCGGAGGAAGCCGACACCGTCCGCTGGATCTTCGAGCGCTATATTGCCGGCGACGCGCCTCGCGATATAGCAGTCGCATTGAATGCCCAAGGAATTCCAGGACCGCGCGGCGGCCATTGGAACGGCTCGACCATCAACGGTTCACGCGTGCGCGCCAACGGCATCATCTGCAACAGCCTGTATGCCGGCAAGCTGACCTGGAATCGGCAGCGTTTCGAGAAAGATCCCGACACCGGCAAGCGCGTTTCGCGTCCTAACCCTCGCGCGCAATGGATCGAGGTGGATGCGCCGCACCTAAGGCTTGTCGAAGAGGATATCTGGCAGGCAGCACAGAGGCGCAAAGCTAGGGGCAGCGCTCACGGCAGCCACGCTCCCGCCGCGCGGACGCTCTTCGCCGGCCTCCTGAAATGCGGCTGCTGCGGCTCGAGCTACATCGTCGGCGGCTCCGATCGCCAGCGCGGCCGCTTCCTGGTCTGCTCGCGCATGCGTGAGACGGGCACCTGCAGCAACAAGCGCACGATCGCCCTGCACGTGGTCGAGGCCATGATCCTCGACGGGCTCCAGGAGCAACTCTGCGATCAGGACCTGCTCGCAGACTATGTCCATGAGTTCCGTCGCGCATTCGCGGAGTTGCAACGCGCCGGCGATGCCGGTCGCGCGAAGGATCGGACGAGGCTGGGCGAGATCGAGCGCAAGATCGCGGCGATCATGACTGTCATTGAGGGAGGCGATGTGCCGAAATCCATCGTGGCACGCCTGATCGCGCTCGAGGCCGAGCGCGACAGCATTGCCGAGGATATTCAGGCTGCCGATGCGCCGGTCTCGATCGAGCTCAAGCCGACCGTGGCGCAAGAGTACCGGCAAAGGATCATGGATCTGCGCACCGCAATCGCAAAAACCGAAAACGAGCGTGATCGCCGCACAATCATGCACGAAATCCGTCTACTCGTCGAAAAGGCAGTGATTATACCGGCTGGCCCGTACAAGCCGGTGGAAATCGATCTCTACGGCAACCTTGCCGGACTTCTCGGCGCAAGCGCCGGGAAGTCTGTGGGATCGTTGGTTGCGGGGGCAGGATTTGAACCTACGACCTTCAGGTTATGAGCCTGACGAGCTACCGGGCTGCTCCACCCCGCGACACACCGCCCGATTCCGAAGAGCGGAACCGAAACGGCAAAACCGCCCGAAGGCGGCTCTGTCAAAACGTCATCATGAGATTGAATTCCGTGTCCTTGGCTG